TTGGTCTAGTCATAGGTGTATATCTCCCAAAGGGTTGACACACAAATATCACGGATTTAAAATCTTGTCAAATTATTTTTTATGTTGACAACATTTTTGTTACGTAGTAAGGGTTTTTTGTATGAAAGGAAACCGTGATGACAAATCCTGAATGGATAAAGAATTATGTGGGAAACTTACATGTTGTATCTTATGGGCGTTATAGGGGTGACTGTCCTATTTGTGCTAGGAACAATACCTTTAGCGTAACAGATACTGGATTTGAAAGATTGTGGTACTGTTTTCATGCAGATTGCCACACTAAAGGTTCAACTGGAGTGCAACTGACAAAAGAGAACTCAAAGGTTGCATTCAAAGAACGAGTGACAAAACAGACAGTCAATGCTGACTTTGTCGTTCCTGACACATTTGTATCACTATCTCGTAGCAAAGAAGCAGAAGCCTATGTAAAAAGGGTAGGATCGTACAATACCTATCTAGATGGATTGGCTGACATAAGATATGATTTGCAACAAGATAGGGTTGTCTATTTAGTTAAGAGTGACAATAAAATAGTAGACGGAACAGGTCGAAGCCTTGATGGTCGCAAACCTAAATGGAGAAGATATGGTACAAGCAAATATCCTTTTATGTGTGGTAATAGTGACAACTGTTTGGTTGTGGAAGATTGCCCTTCAGCCTGCTCAGTTTCCAATCTAGCTACTGGGATAGCATTGATGGGAACGACATTACTTGACGAACACATTGATGTAATAAAAAAATTCAAAAAGGCATACGTTGCACTTGACAGAGATGCAACTTCTAAGGCATACATGATGGTAAGGAAATTAAGGAACTACGTTCCAAGTAAGTTAATTGTTTTAAACAAAGATTTAAAAGATATGGAGATAGGGGAAAGAAATGACTTCATCAGGCGTTATATCAATTGATAGACAAGTACTAGGGTTTTGTCTTAACATTGATTTTTTCAACAAAGTAAAAAATAAAATTGATCGGACTATGTTCGACAATGAACTCAAAGATATATTTGACACAATAGTTTATTCTCATACCAAGTATGAGCGTAGTCTATCTGTAGCAGAGTTGTCGACAATATTTAATGATCGTAATCCTGCCATGCCTGATTCATCTAGGAATCGTGTGCAAGACATAATAATACAATTGGTTGCACCAAAAGAAAGTGATGAGTTACATACTGACATTGTAAACAATTTGTGGTTACGTGACAAGGCTAGACAGATAGGAGAGAAAGCACTCGACATATTTACTGGTGACAGCGATGAGTTTGGTGAACTCAAAAAACTTATCGAAAGTGTAGACGATGGAAGAATAGGTGACAAGACAACATACACTATCGTTGACAAAGATTTGAATGAACTGTTGTCTGAGGAAGCAGGTGACAATGACTTTCCATTCACATTCAACCTAATAAACGAACGGATAAAAGGCTTAGATCGTGGTAACTTAGGCATCTTGTTTGCAAGACCTGAAGTGGGCAAGACAACGTTCTGTTGTTTTTTGGCTGCATCCTATATAAGACAAGGGTTTCAGGTTGTGTATTGGGCAAACGAAGAGCCTGCCAAAAAGATTAAGCTCAGAATAATTCAATCATACTTTGAACTGACAAAAGGTGAGATGGTAGAAAATAGATTTGAATTGCTAGATAGGTACGTCAAGGAGATAGAACCTTACCTTACAATCATGGATTCGGTGGGTACTTCAATCGAAGAGGTTGATGAGTACGCCAAGCTAAACAAGCCTGACGTGATGTTCTGTGACCAGTTAGATAAGTTCAGAATAAAAGGTGAGTACAATCGTGGTGATGAGCGACTAAAAGAAACGTATGTATCTGCAAGAGAGATAGCCAAGCGAAACATGTGTCTTGTTTGGGCAGTAAGCCAAGCAAGTTATGATGCCCACGATCGTCAATTTATTGACTATGCCATGCTTGACAATTCCAAGACAGGAAAGGCAGGAGAAGCTGACATTATCATAGGCATAGGCAAGACGGGTTCAAGTGAGATTGACAACATAGTCAGACACATTTGTATATCCAAAAATAAAATCAACGGATGGCATGGTATGATCAATGCCCAAATAGACATTACAAGGGGGGTGTATTATTAATGAACGTGTTAACTTTAGACGTAGAGACAACACATCGAGACAAACAAGGTGGGGGTACTACTGCATTACCCTACTTCAATAATCGTTTAGTATCAGTGGGTTGGAAGTGGTTGTTAAACCAAGATGTTAACTATGAATTTTTCTATCACAAAGAAAAAACTTATGTAGATGGAACAAAGGAGCATTTGCAAAGTGACTTGGACAAGACTGACATTCTTGTTGGACAAAATATAAAGTTTGACATAATGTGGTTGCGTTCGTGTGGATTTAAATATGATGGAGTTTTGTATGATACGATGGTTGCAGAATATATTAGGTCGAAAGGAAGGCGTTGGTCTTTGGCACTTGATGCTCTCGCAAAACGTTATAAAGTTACCCAAAAAGAAAAGGACTTGGTTGCACCATATATTAAGGAAGGCAAAACCTTCTACGAAATACCTGCACAGATAGTCGAAGAATACGGCGTTGCCGATGTAGTCGCAACCGAAGAGGTTGCAGTAAAACAACTAGAAGCCTTTGGCTTAACATTTGAGGAAATATATGAAACAGACTCTGAAGCTGTCATTTGAAATGACGAACGTTCTATCTAGGATAGAATCAAACGGACTAAAGATAAACAAAACAACTCTCGACCAAATAGAAAAGCAATACATGGATGAGATGTCCATGTTGGAAACTAAGCTGAACAGACTAGCCAAAAGTGCAATGGGGGATACTCCTATCAATCTTGCTAGTCCTGATGACAAAAGCGTGTTGCTTTACTCAAGAAAAGTAAAGGACAAATCACTTTGGTCAATCACATTCAATCTTGGACATGAAATGCGTGGCAACACAATCAAGCCTAAGATGAGGACACGGATGAAGAACAAAGACTTTGTGCAATGTGTAAGGCGAATGACTGACATTGTGTACAAGACAGTAGGCAGGCAATGTCAAACTTGTCGTGGATCAGGCAGGATAACACCTCTAAAAAAAGACGGTAGTGTTGGCAAAGCAAAACGGATATGCAAGACCTGTGTAGGTAAAGGTGTAGTCTATACATCTACTGGAGAGGTGGCAGGCTTTAAACTTATACCACGTACGCCCAAAGATACTGCATCTGCGGGTTTCAAGACAGACAAGGTTACACTTGAAGATAGGCTAACTGAGTTAAGTGGTGATGCACGTGAGTTCTGTGAAGCTTATGTTCGATACAACGCTCTTCGTACCTACCTATCTACATTCGTAGAGGGAATGAAAAACAATGTGGATGAGAATGATTTCATACATCCTGAGTTCATGCAATGTGTGACGGCAACGGGCAGGCTATCCAGTCGTAATCCCAACTTTCAAAACATGCCACGTGGTTCAACGTTTGCCATACGTAAGGTTGTGGAAAGTAGATTTGAGGGTGGCAAGATACTTGAGGGTGATTACTCACAGTTGGAGTTCCGAGTGGCAGGCTTTCTTGCCAAAGATAGTAACGTCTATGCAGATGTTATAAAAGGTACAGATGTGCATAATTATACGGCATCTATCATCGGCTGCTCTAGACAGGATGCAAAGGCACACACATTCAAACCTTTGTATGGTGGCGTGAGTGGTACACGTAGTCAACAACAGTATTATCAGAAGTTCAAAGAGAAGTATGAACAGGTAACTGAGTGGCACAAAGAGCTAGAAAAGCAGGCTGTATCAACAAAGGTCATAAAACTTCCATCAGGGCGTGAGTACGCTTTTCCTGACGCTAGATGGACAGAGTGGGGTTCAGCTACCAATCGTACTGCTATTTGTAATTACCCTGTTCAGGGGTTCGCTACGGCTGATCTATTGCCTATTGCCCTAGTTAAGCTAGATAGGGAAATGAGAAAACTGAGTATGAAGTCTGTGATTTGCAACACAGTACATGACTCCATCGTTCTTGACGTTCATCCAAGTGAAGAACAACAGTGTATTGATGTTTTATCTGAAGCAATGTTGTGTTTACCAAGTGAAACGAAACGTAGGTACGGCGTCGAATATGACATGCCAGTAGGCATTGAATTAAAAATAGGTAAAAATTGGCTTGACTTGTCCGAAGTTAAGTTGTAACCTCCAATTACGTTAACCTTAAATAAACAGAAAAAGGAAAATTTTATGGATAATAACTTACAAACTATGACTGACGAAATGGATAATATCGTTAGCTCTTTCAACAGTGACGACACAGATGCTTTTATGCAACTTTCTGGACAAGGAAAAGCACCCAAAGTATCTCAAGGTCTGTCGAGAATAAACATCAATTACGATGTTGAAACAGAAGACGGTCAGACGCTTACTCGTGGTGATTGGAAAATGATGTATGAGGGTGAAATGCTATATGCTAAAACTGTAATCCTCAGACCAATCTTAAGAACATTTGAGTGGAGTGTGTTTGATCCTGATCAGAATACCTTCTCGTGCAAATCTGTACAGAAGCCTTCTTTAGCAGGTGAATTTCCTGACACAGAAGGTGGCAACAAGTGTGGTCGTCTATCTATGGAAGATGAAGAAAAACTCAAAGACGATGATCCAACCAAGTTACGATCACGTTCTGCAGTCTGCAATCAAGTTTTGTATTCTGTCATTTCAGGTGATTTTAAAAAGGGTAATGGGGATGCTGTCAAAATAGAAAACCATCCAGTCGTTGCTTACTTCAAGAAGTCAGGGTTTGTACCTATCAGAAATTTTATTGATAGCTTAACCAAGCAAAAAAAGATCATGCAGAAATGCAACATATCTATGTCAACTTCTAAGCAAAAGAAAGGTTCAGTCCAGTATTGGATACCTGTGCCTACTTTACATAGTGAAACAACAATATCTGAAGAAGATAAGGCTTTGATGAAAAAGTTTGCAGATACTGTGAAAGCACACAATCAAAACGTGCTTGAGCAGAACAGAGAGTCTGTCAAGTTAGTACCTAACACTGACGACGACAGTCTAGCAGACGATTTCAATGCTGTTGCTGTTTAAAATCCAAGACTATATGGAACGTGCTAGTAGGGGAGAAGTGTCTATTCTCCCCGAAGACATTACAGACTTTGCCAATTCGTGCAGAGACTCTGTAGATACTCAGCTAAATAAACAACGAGAATACAAGATCCGAATGTCGGGTCTTGGTAGACCTATCTGTCAACAACTCCTTGAGAAAAAAGGTATTAAGCAAGAAATACAATACAACATGCTATTTAGATTTCTGTTTGGAGATCTTGTAGAATCAATAGCTGTGCTTGTTCTTGAGCAGGCAGGCATTGAAGTTGTAGAAAAACAAAAACAAGTCAGTCTCAAGATAGGCGACACAAAGGTGACTGGCACATTAGATTTAATATTACGTGATGAATTAGGGCAAGAAAAGGTTTGGGATATAAAGTCTGCAAGTGAGTGGGCATTCAAATTTAAATACACAGGTTTTGGTGGATACGAAAAGATAAAAGAAGATGATCCGTTTGGGTACATAATGCAAGGTCACCTATACGGAGAAGCGACAGGGTTGCCGTTCGGTGGGTGGATTGTTATAAACAAATCAAGTGGTGAGGTAGCTGTTGTCGAAGCACCTGATTGGCAAACGGATGACAGAAAAGAGTACTTAGAAGATGCTGAGAAAAGAGTTAGAATACTTACAGATGACTCTTTTGAATTTAAAGTACCGTTCAAGGATATATTTGAAACATACAAGAAGGATGGACAAGAGATCAGGACAGGAAACAAACTTTTGCCCAAGCCTTGTACAATGTGTGGGTTCAAAGCACATTGTTGGAAAGATGCCGTATCGCACGATAGAGTAACATCAAAAGCTAAACAGCCACCTCAAGCTTGGTACTCTAAGTTAAAAAAGAAAGAATTGTAATGTCAATTATTTATGTCCGTCAATATCAAAGAGATCTTATGGAATTAAACGAGGACTTGTACCACGTTTATATAGACTCCCATACGGAGACTGGGGGTGGGAGAGACATTGTTTTTTTACGTCAACATGATAGAGGTATTCCCCTGACTCTTCGTGAAAACTTTTCAAACAATGGCTCTCTTACCTCTGCAACTGAAAAGCGAGACATACTCAAAGTAGAGAATCAATTTCAAACTATAAACTATGTTACTAGTCAGGATAAAGTAATATGCCTTCCGATATACCAATTAACAAGCGAACTTATTACAATAGAAAAACAATCCCCCAAACTGGCAGGCTACATAAACAAACGAATACAGTCGTTAGGATTGAGGATGCACAGATGAAAAGATCAAAATACAGATCACAGTTTGAGTTGCATCTCGCAAAAAGTTTGGCTCAAAACAAAGTTAAATTTGAATATGAATCAAAGAAGTTTATCTACATACCCAAACCACGAACATACACTCCTGATTTCTATATAGTCGAAAGCGATATTTATGTAGAAGCAAAAGGTCATCTTGATAAAGCAGACAGAGTTAAGATGGCATTGGTAAAGCAACAACATAAGGATCTCGATATAAGATTTGTCTTTATGAATGCACGAAACAAGATCTACAAAGGTAGTAGAACAACCTACGCTGATTGGTGCAACAAGCACGATTTTCGTTGGGCAGAAAAATCAATACCCGTGGAGTGGTTTAAAAAATGAAAGATAAAGATAAAGACATAAAAAAATTTATGGAGCA